ATGACTACACCCTTGTTTCTATTAAGGGCTGTAGAATTAGGTCTTTCTGTCTCTGATTTATCCTTATTAACAATTGGACTTGTCAATGATATGTTCACAGAAAAGAATAACGATGAATATAAATACAAAGAAGTAGCTACGCAAGAAGATTATGATAAATTTTAATCTTCAAGCTTAGCTACTCTTTTTTCAGCATCTTTATAGACTTTGGATTCCGCTCTTGCACCGATAATAATGACAAGAACTTCGTCATCTGATTTTTCCAACTTATAAACGATCCTAAGACCTGAACTCTTAAGTTTAATTTTCATAAGACCAGCAAGTTTGGAATCAGATAGGTTAGAAAGAGGCTTGCCATAGCCACCTTCGGTATTAGGAAGAGGATTTATTAAGATCCTCTTAAGTGCTTTATCAACAACTTTTCTTTGAGATCCGTCTAAGGCTTTATAGTCTTGGATGGCTTCTTTTATAAAGGATAGTTTATAGTTCATTCGATTTCGTCCTCATCAAGAGGAGAGACTTCATTTAAATTGATATGAAAGGCTTCTTCAAATTCATCTTGAGAAATTAAATCGGATTTATCCATTGATGACATTCTTGTATTGGCAAGCATAAGATCTCTTGCATCTTCGAGCTCATCAATGAGTTTCGTATACTCATCTGGGGAAACAAGAATGCACTCAGGGGCGTTATTTTTTAATACAACTTTAGAACCGTTTACTTTGACATCATCGAAAATACGTCCAGCTAGACCTCGATTAAATTCAGAAATAGATACAGTCTTATTGGATAATTCCTTTACAAAATTCATGCTTATCACCTCAAGATAAGTATAGCAGAAATCGATAAAAACATCAATAAAAATACTGATAAATATATCTCCAAAGAGGAGGTGAGATATTGGCAAATAGAATAAAAGGAATAACTGTTGAGATTGGTGGGGATACTACCAAACTTCAAACTGCATTAAAACAAGTTAATACGGAGATTAAACATACTCAGTCTGAACTTCGTGATGTCAATAAACTTCTTAAACTTGACCCTGGAAATACAGAACTTATCTCACAAAAGCATAAGCTATTAGGACAGACCTTAGAAGAAACAAAGAACAAATTAACTTCTTTGAAAGAGGCACAAAAACAAGCTGAACAGGCTCTTGCAGAAGGTAAGATCTCCCAAGAGCAATATGATGCCCTTAAACGTGAGATTATTGAAACAGAACAAGCCCTAAAGTCTCTAGAAAGACAAGGGGCAACCACTAATCAAACTCTTCAGAATATAGCTATTACTGGGGAAAAATGGCAAAACACAGGGCAAAATATTGAAAACGTAGGAAGAAAAATGATGCCAGTATCTCTTGCAGTAGCAGGTCTTGGGGTAGCAGCTGTGAAGACTGCATCAGATTTCGATTCTGGTATGTCCAAGGTAAAAGCAGTATCTGGTGCAACTGGATCTGACTTTGATGCTCTAAGGGAAAAGGCTCGTGAAATGGGAGCCAAGACAAAGTTTTCAGCATCTGAAGCGGCAGAGGCTATGAATTACATGGCCATGGCTGGTTGGAAAAGTAAGGACATGATTGGCGGTATTGAAGGAGTCATGAACCTTGCTGCAGCTAGTGGTGAGGATCTAGCTACCACTTCAGATATCGTTACAGATGCCCTTACAGCCTTTGGTTTAAAAGCAGAAGACTCTTCTCACTTTGCTGATGTTCTTGCTGCTGCGTCATCTAATGCAAACACCAATGTTTCATTAATGGGTGAAACCTTTAAATATGCTGCACCTATTGCTGGGACACTAGGATATTCAGTTGAAGATACAGCAGTAGCTATAGGTTTAATGGCTAACGCGGGAATAAAAGGTTCACAAGCAGGGACAGCTTTAAGGTCTGGACTAACTAGACTCGCATCACCAACTAAAGAAGTTATTAACGGAATGTCCATGTTGGGCTTATCTATTGAAGATGTACAGGGTCTTTCACTTGATGAGACATTAAGTACCTTTAGAGTTGCCTTTGCCAATTTAGATGGAACTCAAAAAGCACAAGCTGCATCCATGATATTTGGTAAAAATGCCATGTCTGGAATGTTGGCAATTATAAATGCCAGTGAGAAAGACTATAACAGTTTAAGTGATGCCATCTATAACGCAGATGGAACAGCAGAAAAAATGGCTGCTACTATGCAGGATAACCTAGCTGGTCAATTAAAGATTTTACAATCTGCCTTAGAAGAATTAGCCATATCCTTTGGAGAACTTTTGATGCCTGCTGTTAGAAAAGCAGTAGATATATTAACAAAACTGGTTAATGGACTTAATGCACTTCCAGATCCAGTAAAAGGTATTATTGCAGGTATCGGTCTTTTTATAGCTGCTCTTGGACCTGTACTTATGATTGTAGGAAAACTTATCTGGTCAATCGGAACTATTATAACTAAAGGACCTCTAATTGTTGGAGGAATAACTAAGATAGTTGGAATCTTTACAGGTACACTTATACCAGCAATCACTGCAGTAGTATCAGCTATAGGTATTGTCCCTATTGCTATTGGAGCAGTAATAGCTGGTCTTGTTCTTTTATGGAAGAAGTGCGACTGGTTTAGAGAAGGACTTATCTCCATATGGGAAACAATAAAAGAATCAACAGTTGCTATTTGGAATGGAATAAAAGAATTCTTCGAAAACCTTTGGCAAGGGATATCAGATTCATGGACAAGCACCTGGACTGAAATCACAAGTTTTCTATCAGAATTTTGGTCTGGATTTATTGAAGGAGTGAAGAATACTTGGAAAGGCATCAAGGACTTCTTTGCCAATCTATGGAATGGACTTTCTGAAGGATGGAACAGTATATGGACATCTATAACAACTTTTCTAACTGAATCTTGGAATACATTTATTGAGGGAGCCAAGAGTCTATGGCAAAGTTTAGGAGAATTCTTTACAAGCCTCTGGACGGGAATTCAAACTACTTTTACAAATATATGGACAGCTATTTCAACTACAACTACAGAAGTATTTACAGCAGTTGGAGAGTTTATAAAAACTACTTGGGAAGGTATTAAGACTTTAATTTCAACAGTTCTTGATGCAATAAAGGTAAAAGTTGAGACTATTTGGAATGGACTAAAAGAGTTTTTAACAACAGTCATTACTGCTATTGGAACATTTATATCCACATCCTGGACCAATATAAAAACGACTATTGAGACTATCTTGACTGCCATTAAGACAGTTCTTGAATCAATCTGGAATGGGATAAAGACCTTCATATCATCAACGATGAATAATATTAAGTCCTTTGTTTCATCTGCTTGGAATTCTATAAAGTCGACTATTTCATCTGCAGTGAATACTGCGAAGTCAGCAGTATCGTCTGCATTTAATTCTATGAGATCAAGTATCTCATCTACTATGTCAAATATTCAGTCCACTATTAGAAATGGATTTAATAATGCGGTTAATCACATTAAGAATTTGGCATCTCAAGCTTATACATGGGGAGCCGATATGATTAACGGAATTGCAAGAGGGATTAGAAGTGCAATTAGTAATGTTACATCGGCTGTATCGAATGTGGCATCAACTATTAGGTCTTACCTGCACTTCTCTGTACCAGATGTTGGTCCACTTACCGACTATGAATCATGGATGCCAGACTTTATGGAAGGTTTATCAAAAGGAATTGAAAAGAGCAGAAGATTAGTACAATCTTCAATGAAAAATGTCGCAAGTGATATGGTTTTAAGTCCAAGCATATCAGCTGTTGGTATAGGTGGACATGATAAAGAATCAGCTATAAATGGCATTGATATAGGAAGACAAATATCCGATGCACTTGCAAACATCAATTTAAAATCGGAAAATTCTGGAGATATAGTCATACCAGTTTATCTTGGAGGGACTCTCCTTGATGAAGTTATTGTCAATGCATCTATGCGTAAGAATTTAAGGAGTGGAGGTAGGTAATGAAACATCAATCATATTTAATTATTGAAGGAGTAGACCTACCTCTACCAAATTCTTATGATTTGGAGTTTAGAGATATAGAGGCAGATACTGGAGGAGAAACAGAGGCAGGCACTATTCAAAGGGATATTGTTAGAAATAAAGTAGCAAGTATTTCTGTAAGTTTTTCTTGTAGTCCTAAACTTGTAAAGACCTTAAGCAATTTTGCTAACAAGTCTAATCTTAAAGTTAAATTCTTAGATACAGAAACATTGGAACTAAAAGAGACACAAATGTATATAGATAAGTTTCAAGTTAGACTAATAAAAGATACTTCTTATAAAGGATTGTGGGAAGTATCTTTTTCTTTGGAGGAGTATTGATGTATCCAACAAGTAATGAATATAAAACAGTTATAAAAAAGAATTCTCGTAAATTTTACTGGACGGGAAATGTCATCTTAAAAGATGAAACTACTATTCCCTTTACCAATAAGGATATTTTGAAAGGGTCTGGATATATTCATCGTTCATGCTCTGGATCATCTGAGCTTGAAATAGGGACAGTTTATGCTGGAGAATTTGGAATCAGTCTTTTTTCAAATATAGATAGGTATTCTTTAGAGGATTCCAAACTAGAACTTTTTTACCATCAAGAACTAGAAAATAAAAAGATAGAAACCATACCAATGGGCATCTTTGATGTCACTGAGGCAAATAGGTCTAAGAAAATTTTAGAACTAAAAGGCTATGACTATATGCTTAGATTTGATAAGAATTTCCCAGTAACAGATACCTTTGGCACAGCCTTTGAATTACTAAGTCTTTCATGTGAGAAGTGTAAGGTAGAACTAGGTATGACAGAAGATGAGGTAAAAGCTTTTGTAAATGGTGAGGAAGTTTTGGCAATTTATCAAGACCATGATATAGAAACCTACAGAGACTTTATTCACTATATAGCATCGACACTAGGTGCATTTGCGGGGATTAGTCGTGATGGAAAATTAGTTTTAAAAAAGTATGCAGAAAGTATATCAACTGAAATTAAAACGAGAGAAAGATTTTCTTCATCAATATCAGATTTTAAGACAAGATATACAGCCATCAACTCAACAAATGCAAAGACTAAAATAGCTGAATATTACTCTTTAGAAAATGATGATGGACTAACTATGAATCTTGGGATAAATCCACTGATGCAATTAGGACTTCCAGAAAAAAGAAAAAGGATGTGTGAGGCACTTCTTACTGAAATTTGTAAGATTCATCACACACCTTTTGATATGGTAACTATAGGAGATCCAAGCCTTGATGTTGGAGATAGGATAGCTATTTCTTATGAAGAAGAAAAGATTGAAGGACTTATTACCGACATTGAATACAAGATAAATGGAAAGCACAGGATTTTAGGAGTTGGGAAGAATCCATACCTATCCAAGGCCAAAAGCAAGAATGATAAAAATATAGTAGGACTTTTAAATCAGATTGAATCTGAAAAAATAGTAGTTCATGCCTATTCAAATTATTCAGCCTTTAATATTTCCACAACAGATACGCCAATAATTCGTATAGAATTTGCCTCCAATAAGGAAACGGAGGCAATTTTTAATGCATCTATCTTGTTAAATATCATCTGTGATACTGAAGAAAAAACTAGAAAGATATCAAGAAAGGTTAAGAAACAAGTAGAGGTTTTAAATAATGATGGAAAATCCTATGATCCTCCAAAGTTTGAAGAAAAAGAGGAAATAGAGGAATTAGACTTTATTGAAAATATAGAAATACCAACAAGGATAGTTATTACTTATGTTTTCAATGATACGAAAATAGAACATCACATTCCAAAGGAAACCTACCTAAGCGGTGACCACATTCTAAATCTATTTTATCCGTTAACTAAACTTCAGGAAAAGACGATGAACAACTTCTCAGTGCTTATTAGACTTGAATCAGGACAAGCAATGATAGGAAAAGATAATGCTATCGCAGCTATATCTGGTCAATCTCTAGGTTCTACAGAGGCTTGGGATGGAAAGATTAAGATAGATGAATCTTGGAAGAGAATAGAATTTAGTCATTCATTCTTGCTTAGGAAACTGAAAGCTGAATACAAAGTAGAAAGACAAGTCCCAAGACCACTAGTATTTAATGAAAAGGTAGGAAGATTTAAATATCAAGGATTAATGCTTGGAAAATATAAAGAAGAAATAACTACAGAATTTAAAGATAAGGAGGAAGGAAATGCTTAAGGGTAAATCAGTCATTGAACTAACCGATGTGAGGACAAATAGGAAGGAGATATATGAAGATGAAAACTTAATAACGAATGCAGTCCCAGATTTATTAAGGCTCAATCCTATGGGGTTAATGTACCCTATGGGTGATTCGAGAATTACTCAATATGAAAAAGAAATATTTCCTATAGCAACTAAATGTTATGGTGGGATCCTTTTATTTGAGGATAAATTAGAGGAAGATCCAAATAAAATATTTGCTCCTTCTGATAATCAAATAATAGGCTATGCATCCAATGATGTAAATTCAACGGATGCACCAAGAAGAGGTTCAGCTAATCTTAATGAATCAACCCCTCTTGAAAATGGACACAAGTTTGTCTGGGACTTTTCTACATCACAGGCAAACGGAAGAATCTCTTCATTGGCATTAACACATTATAGAGGAGGGAAACATTTTTATGGAGACACTCATGGTAAAGATCCCTTCCTATTATTAAATAAAATTAGCTTATGGAAAAACAGAGAAGTCTCGGACGCATATAACGGATGTGTTGAAATAGACGTTGAAAACAACACCTTGGTTTCAATATGGCCTTTAGACAACAAATCAATAGAATTAGTAAAACTTAAGGAACCATTTACGAGTATAGGCTTAAATGATCCAATTTATACTAAAGGATATAAAAATGAGGAAAGGATAACAATTGATGTATCAGAGTTTTTTAGTAAATTGAGTACTTGGAACGAATGTTGTTTTTATGACGGAGAAGATGGAAATTGGTATGGCTTTGGAACTTACAGAGATAAGCTAATAAGAATAAAAATAAATAAAAGCGATTATTCAACGAAAATAGATGAGTGGGCATTAAATGAAATAAGATTAGGCGAATTAGGAAGTTACTATGAAAAAAATAGAAGTTACTGTCATAGATATGTATATAGCTGTATTAAAGATGGCTACCTATATTCGATAAATTCATATAGTGCGGATAAAATCTATAAAATTAATATCAATAATCCTGTAGATATTTCTGTTTTAGAATTAGGTAAAGAAGTTAGGACTTCGAAATATGGGGGAGAATACTGTTACCTATATAAGTGGGGAGACTATATATTAGGTTATGAATTTGCAATTGATAAAAAAGACCAAGTCATAGTAAATAGTGTTTCTGATTATAACGGTGAGGGAATACCAAACTTAATGATGGATCCAAAGACAATTGGGCCATTGGTCATTGGATTTGGAGGTTATGAGGAGAAGTTTTACAAACTTTTATTTCTTCACACCCCATACCTTGGAACAATTAATAACCTATCAAGTCCAATATTAAAAACGGCAGATAAGACAATGAAAATAACTTACACACTAACAGAGGAGGAATAAAATGAATAAGTTTTTAGAAATTTTAAAAGTATGCTTTACAGCTATCGGAGGATGGTTGGGATTTTATCTTGGAAGTGTAGATGCTTTTATCTACACATTACTTGCTTTTGTAATAGCCGACTATTTAACAGGAGTTTTAAGAGCAGGGGTCGAAAGAAAGCTATCCTCATCCATAGGATTTAAAGGGATAGCAAAAAAGATTATGATTTTTATAGTTGTGGGAATAGCAAATCTATGCGATGTAAATTTAATTAAAGGTGATGGGACAATGATAAGAACAGCCATCATCTTTTTTTATATAGCAAATGAGGGGCTTTCTATACTTGAAAACTCTGTAGCTTTAGGTTTGCCAGTACCAGAAAAATTAAAAAGAGTATTAGAACAATTCAAGGAGGAGAAATAAATGAATAATAGTCCATTAGTACAAGCAACCATTCTCTCACCGAACCATAGTGGAAGAAGGAATCAAAAAATAACCAAAATAGCTATTCATCACGCAGCTGGAGTTATAAATGGTAGGAATCTTGCTGGGATATTTGTGCCAAGGTCAAGACGTGCATCAGCTAACTACAATTTAGGATCCGATGGAGTTATTGTTTTAGGAGTTGATGAAAGCAATAGAGCGTGGACAACCTCATCTTCCTGGTGTGACAACAGAGCAGTAACAATTGAAGTAGGAAACTACACGAGAGGGCCTCAGTGGCTAGTTTCTGATTATGTTTTAAATAGACTAATTGATTTAGTTACAGACATCTGCAGAAGAAATGGAATTTATCCATGTACCTATACTGGAGGCAAAGATGGTGTCCTTCAAAAACACGAATGGTATAAAAACACTAACTGTCCAGGACCATATCTTGGCAGCAAATTTTCATATATAGCAAATGAAGTCAATAAAAGACTAAGAGGCGATAAGACTGTTAGTAAAGCAGTAGGTGGATTATATAGAGTTAGAAAATCGTGGGCTAATGTAAATAGCCAGAAAGGTGCATTTAAGAATTTAGAAAATGCCAAAAGATGTGCCGATAGATTCAGATTAAAAGTATTCGATGCTAATGGCAAGATAGTATATCCAGTTGGAAAGACAATCGACCAATTAGCAAGGGAGGTTATAAGCGGAAAATGGGGTAATGGAGAAGAAAGAAAAAGGAGATTAACTCAAGCTGGATATGACTATTATGCTGTTCAAAAAAGAGTAAATGAATTAATTTAGTATATCAATTTAAGCCTGATAGATTTCTAATTTAGAAATTTATCAGGCTTTTGTTTTTTTGAAAACTATAATACTCTATTTTTAGGACGAGGTATTGAAATTAACTATCAAATGAGTTACAATAAAACTGACGGTAGCGTCGGAATTATTTATTGATAGGAGATAACGTT